TTTTCTGAATATCTAATCTTAATAATTTTGTATGGTCACGTCTAATAAATTGATATACTTTATTATCCTTTAAGTATAAATAGTAATCCCCATCTTTAATTTCTTCATCAGAAGTAATGTAGATGTGTCTGCTTTTTAATCTTAACAATAAAGAATTGCTTTTAGATAATATACCTTGCATATTAATGTATAATTCACTTGGTTTGTCTGTTGGTAATATGTGTATGTTTTTCATATCTTATTTTTTTTGTAAATGTAATACTTTATTCTATTAACTAAAATTATTTAACTTATTATTAACATCAGCCAAAAGGTGTATTTATTTGGTAGATTTGGCTGATGTTAAAACATAACTTGTTCTTCAACTCCTTCTTCGCCAACCATAAACCATTTCATTCCGTTGCTATTACCATCATCGTATTTCAAGTCTTTAAACTGGCAATATTTCTGTATGAATATTTGGAATCGTTTGTGGGTTAATTTGAATTGAGCAAAGTCAGGGTAATCTCGTTTGAAATTATCAAGGTAAATCTGCTTATCCAATCTAACTCCTATCGGCAGATTCTCACTATCTGTTACCCATTCGTTAAACTCGGCAGATGTACTGGCTATGAATTTACGCAATTTAGTGTTCTTACTATTTTGAGCAATCAATCCATAAGTAAAGTAAGACTGTAAACACTCAACCATATAATTATCAAATCTATTGAAGTCATCAAGTTCCCAATCATCAAATAACTGCCTTCCGAAGTCTTGTTCAGGGGTTAGATTTTTACCATAGTATTGAGCAATCTCTAATTCGTGCCTTCTACGATCTTGTGAGTGTCCATCTCCTTTTATTGCATAGTTGGTAGATATAATTACCTTTGGAGATTCGTGTACATTCAGCTTAATAGCATCTTTGTTTTTCTTCTCTAATGTAATTCCTTCTGTAATCAAACTAAAGTTATTCTCAAAATCAAATCCCTTCTTAACGTCATCAAACACAAGGACTTTGGTTTCTAATGATATAGTTTGGTACGAGAATTGTTTTTTGCTATCGTACTGCTTTCCATCTATAATATCGGTTCTTCTAATCTGACCTACACCTTGCACAAACAATCCTTTTCCAGTTCCTCCTTCGGGAGATTCTGATATGATTTCATCATTAAGGATTACAGCCTTGTTTTGAGAACGATTTTTATAATTTAATAGTAAGTACCCTATCGTGCATTTCATTGCAAGAGAATCGTTGTGAGATATGTTCTCGATGAACTTTTGATAGTCGTTGTTGGTTGTTTTTGTTTTTACCCAGTCACGTTCCAATATTTGACTCTCCCATATATACTCATTCATCTCAAAATACTCCTTCAATTCAACTCCTGTTTGAGTAACCTTTAAGATACCATTTGAAAATGGAATGTAGCTATAATCTTTGGCATCCTTGAGCATCATCAAGTCAATCGTTTCTAACATTATTAAATATTGCTCGGTAAACAAATTATGATAGGTTGAGCAGTAATTAAAAACATCAATATGTTTTCCTTGAAGTAGGTAGGTAAGAACAAAATCTTTAATCCTTGCTACTGATGACTCTCTTACTTTATTTTCATCTATAAACACAAACATTGGCTTATCGCTACCATTTGGATAGTGTTTTGCGAACCCTTTTTCTTCCAAGAACTTCTTATATTTAAGCGAATCTATCTTTACATTGTCCTTTTTATCCAAGTACCAAAAGTCATCATTCTCACTTACTTCTTTCAAGTCATCAAATGTACCCTCATCAATGCTATGGATCTTCATCACTTCTGATTTACCTCGATGCAAGTCAAGTTTAATTCTATCGATTTTTTGATAATCCTCGAAGTATTTAGAATCAAATTGTCGTTTACGATATGCAGACTTGATCGTGTTCTTGGCTTCTTGCTCTGAAAACTCTCCAATGATTACGTTATTGATGATATATCCTTCGGCAGTATATTGGCTTACTCCATACTCACAAAACGCTCCAGCTATATCGAAAACAAATGCGTTGCGCTCTCCTTCTTTAAATCCTTTACCCCAATTAAACTTCATTATTTTGTCAATAATTTTATCTTCATCTGTAATTGGAACTAAAGGCACACGTTCAGATATTGTAAAGCCTTCATCAACTAATACAGCATCAAATACTTCTGCTTCGTAATTGACATATATGTTCGGGTCGTAAGACTCAAAGCAAACTCTATCCACGTTTGAATTAGCAATATCAAAATAGTCAAAGTCAAATTTCTTCTGAAATGCCTTGAAGTATTTAGGGTGGGTTTCCTTAGTGGCTACTGGGATTTTTACAACCCCTTTTATACCGTTACCTGATGGAGATATGAACAACAAAACGAAGTGTGGATTCTTCTTTAATTCTTCAAAATGTTCGTTAATAACATCATTATTAGGGTATTTGTCGAAATCTACAACCATTAGACCTGAATGTGAAATCAATCCATTTGAATTTCTCTCGCTAAACTCTCCAGCGAATAAGATACAAGGCAGTTGTTTTTTTAAATCTTCTCCATTTCTGATTGACTCTATTAAATCTTTAGACTTTCCTTGTTTTATTCGTGCCACAACCTTTTCGATAGGCAAGATAAATGGAACTTCCTTTGATTTTAATAAATGTTTGAATACTGATACGTTCATTATTGTAAGTTTTTAAATATATGTGCAATTACATCTATTGTCCAAGAATTGCCTAAAGCGTGAAATCTTTTTCCTTCAGGGATTCCTGAAGTATAATCAATAGGAAATGTTTGTAATATTTCAGCTTCAAACGAAGTTAAGTTAGTATATTTATTTCTTTCATCATTTAAATAGTAATTAGCTGGATGTGTTTTAGACGTAGTTAAACAAGAAGATTTATCAGATTTTAATACTTTTAATCTATCTAATTTTGTTATATTTCCCCATTTGCTATAAACCCATTTTCCTAATTCTCTCCATTCTCTATTATAAGATATAATATCTTTAAGTAATATTTTTTTATCTTCAGGTATTTGTATATTAGGAATATTAGTCCAATACAATCTTTTTCTATTTTGAGCAGAAACTAAATTACTATTTATTTCTATTGGTTTAACTCCTAATAAATTAGATATAACATCTTCCCATTCTTTTTTCATCTTTACATTTTCTAATAGAAAATATTTAGGGTTACACTCTTTTAATAATCTAACATATTCATAAAATAAACCACTTTTTCCATCAAATCCCATTCCATTTCCTGCTATTGAAAAAGATTGGCAAGGAGAACCTCCAAATAATAAATCAATTTTAGGCAATATTGAACTATCTAAATTAATAACATCTCCAATTTGGATAGTATTTGGATAGTTTTTCATTGTTACTTGGATAGCATATTTATCTATCTCACTTGCGTAGTAATTATCTACTTTAATTCCAGCTCTCTCTAAAGCTACTTGACCTGCCGATATTCCATCGAATAAACTTAATACATTCATATAATAATAATTTAAAAAGCCTTGATTTTGTTGTCATCCACTACAACTCGTCAAGGCTTTATGGTATTTAAACCAAATTTCTTAAAACAGGTGGATGGTCTGTTAGATAAACCCCATTTTTTAGGGTCTTTGTTACCACGAAAGGTAACGGATTAATATAAAACTTCAGTCTTATAGGATGAAAAACCCTCCCCGAGAGGAGGGTAATTAAAAAAGACTAAATAGCTGTTCTTATGGGAAGCACAAATAGTACGATTAATATTGCAACACTTCTTCTTCCTCTTTAACCTCAATATCCTCTACATCAACCTTGGCGAGATATGTTTTAAGGTAGGCTTCTAATTCGTCAAACTTATCGTCAGCATTTTTAGCATCAATATCCTCAATGTCAGCTCCTATTGTGAAGTTTGGAACAGAGAATACAACTTTACCTTTTTTACTCTCGGTAGCAGTAGCCACATTTACCCAAGTACGAGTAATGCTGTTCTTGTTTGCTTTTACAAACTCTCCCCATTGTTGAGTAGCTGAACCCTTTAATTGGATGTTTGCTAACTCTCCATCTTCGGTCATAATGTAGATAGACTTTGAGTAGTGTCCACCCGCATTTTTTACACGGTCTTTAATCTCGTTGTACAAACCTTTAGCAATCTCTCCACCTTTGAATGCTTTAACAGTCATTGGTTCTTTAGAAAGGTACTTAACCTCGTTTGAGAAGATGCCTGATGTACTTGCATCGTGCCAACCTTTTACGGTTGATAACTCATCAAGGAAAACAAACTTAAATGGAAGTGATACTTCGATGTTTTTGCTTAATCCTTTGTCATAATACGAAAATCCTTTTTGGTCAGATTTCCAATCTAAAAACTTTGTTGCTGGATTTTTAGATCCTCCAGCGAAAACTTGTGTTCTATTGCTCATAGCGATATAAAATTTAGTAGGAGAAATTATGTTGCTCTCCCATAACAACTTTGACAAAGATAATACTTTTATTCAGTTATCCAAACAAAATTTAAAGAAAATACAAAAAAAAGTATTTGTACTATGTGTTCGGTTTCGTTTCCTTCTAATTCTTCACTATTGTATAGTGTTCCAAACATTATTCCCTTTATTGGAACTATTGTTATTTCTCCCTGATAACGATAAATTGTTTCCATTAAGCACCAAATCGTTAATACTACTATTGCTATTATTGCTATCATTTCTCTAATCGTATTAAATTAATTTTTCTGCACACTTCATTAACATTTTCTCTATTCTGCCCCCTCTTGTGGTAAAATTCCATAATTCTTAAGATTCTCTGCCATTGACTTAACTTTTTTCTCATATATGTATATAAATTTTTGATGTTCTTTTAATCCGTTACAATGGTCGTATATCTGATTCAATCCTACTGCGTTATCTTCGGCAGCGAGTTTTACTGAATCGTATATCTTTCCATCACTTTTTCTTTTTATTTTTCTGTAAATAGAAACCTCGCTTTCTTCTTTTCTTCTTGGAACAGGTAAATTTCTTTTTATGCACTCTAAAACAATGAAGTCGTAATCATTAAATTTAGGTCTTGGCTTATCCCAAAGGCGATGTTGTTTAAGACCAGCATCTGTTAGAATCTTACTTATTTCGTGATTTCTCATAGTAATTTTATTGTTGTTCTACAAAAATACTGTTCTTTTACCACTTTTGCAACTTAACTTGTGTATTCCAGCAAATTGACCACAATAAGGGCATTTATTCTCCCAATACTCATCACATTCTCCTTCTGAATTTATCGGTGGTGGTTGAAAGTACCATTGATTATTTTTATTTGGTATCGCTGTGAATCTCCAACAAAACTCTCGCTTTTTACAACCTTCTCCCGAACACATTGCTATATCCGCCATCTTATTTATTTAAAAATGTTTCTATTTGTTTAAACAACCAACCTGTTAAATATGCTTCAGGCTCATCATTGAATCTATCTAACTCTATTCCTTTGTCTTGGTAAATATAATTCTTTAAATGTACTATTTCGTGCGCTATTATAGTTCCTTCACTGTACTCAAAAGCCATAACGTATTCGCTAAACTTATTAGGCACTCTCATTGTAACAGCACCATAATCAGATAAAGATTTTGTTCCGTATTTATTTTCTATGTAAGACAAGTCTTTATCTAAAACGATAGTTAGTTTGCATTGATAAATAGGAATGTCGATTGTAATCTCCTTCATTTATAATAATACTTTATTTGCTATTTCGTATTTAGCTGGTTGGCTTACTAATTTTAGGAGTATAAATAATTGTTCGGCTTCAGAGTAGTCTATCCTTCCCTTTTCATTGAATTTGACAACAAAGCCATTACCGTCATTTTTAATGCTCATACAAATTGTACTTTTTATATGGTTATTCCATTGACTTCCATTACTGTAATAAAGTATGTGTACATTGTTATCTGTTAATTCGTAATCGTAATCGTGTACATCATTTACAAAAATTTGTTTTTTCATATTATTTATTTATAAAATTAATCCAACAATTAAAGAACATAAATTGCATATCTAATTGATATTTATAATCCGAATGATACTGCAATTTTTCAAATTTTAATCCTAATCCAAACTCTGACCAACTGAAATATGTTTTTACTTCCATTTATTTAATTTACTCGGTGCTATCACACAGAAATCGTTTTTAAAAAATTCACTTATAATTCTATCTATTCTTGATTGAGGTATGAAGAATACCTTTTGCAAATCTGAAGCTCTATTCTCTCTATGTGAGAAGAAGTACTCTAAAATCGCAAACCTTTCGTTTGGAGTTATGTGATTAACTGGTATCTTAGAATCTTTTATAACCTGAATGTCAGACTTTAAAAAATACAGCTTATGATTTAGGTTTAATGGTTCGATGTCCACTTTAGCGAATCTCTTAACAACCGTGTTCTTACTTATTCCAAGCCTATTAGCTATATCTATTGCGCTTACATAATTTGCCATTACTTCTGAATGTTATTGTTGATTTTCTCGATATACGCTTCTTTAATAGTTATTGCTTCTTCAAGCCTTTCTTTAATTAGAGAAATCATTTCTTCATCTCTTTTTACTTCTATGGTGTGATGAAATTCCTCTCCATCAATAACACAGTAGTTGAAGAAATATGCTTTGTCGGAGTTACTGCATAACATCTGCATCTGCATTTGAGCGTAGTACTCTTTATCAATACTCTCATCGGCTACAATCTTGAAGAACTTTGTCGCTCTTGGACACTTAATCTCAAGTATCGCATCTTTACCAACAACTCCATCGGGGGATGCCCCAGCGTGTTCTCCATAAGGAAACATAAACGATTCGGTTGCTTCGGGGTGCATTTCTTGGAACTTCTTAAATGCGTGTGGTTCTAAATCAACACCACGTTGCATATCAGCACCACGATAACTATCTTCAACCTGACCATATAACTGCTCGATTGCTTTTTCAATAGCGTAAGACTTTCCAGTTTCTCCTAATCCACGAACTCCTAAAAGTTTATGGATCTCTGACGCTGTAAATTTACCATATCTTTCTTTGAACCAAGTTTCTGACCTTTGAATCGCATTATTATGTTGTATCGCAGTATTGTCAGTAAACAGTTCACTATAATCTAATGCTAAGTGCCTATTGCTCATTATATATATTTAAAATTATTATTATTACTTGAACGCATATATTTTCTCAATTTGTCGTAACTTATATTTTCTTTTTCAGATGCTTCTTTTATAGAACTATATATTACTCCAGTTATAGAATTAATTATACTTCTTTTCATTTTATTGTTTTCTGATATTTTTAATTTAGTTTCTTCACTAAGATTTTTTCCTAAGTTCCATCTACTATTATTTTTTGATAATTTCAACTTAACTTCTTCTGATAATTTTCTTCCTCTTAACGCATTTCCAGTTTTTACCCCTATTTCTGGATTCCTTTTCCTTCCTATTAAAGATTGCTTTATTTTTTCTTTGGTGTTTTCACTTAATAATCCACTCTTATCTTTAGATTTAGTCAATTTACAATTTAAACCGTTCTTGCCTAAGCATTGATATAAATCTTGATAGTGCCTTTCTTTATCATTTAATTCTTCAATATTGCATTCTAAAATAACTTCAAAATTGTGAACCTCAAATCCGTATTTATTAAAAGACCTATACAGTATTGTTTGACTTTTACAGTCTAAATATTTGTATTTAATAAATCTTTTTTCTATATCGGTAGATTGACCTATATAAATCTTTCCGTTTGGATTTGTTATTTTATAAATTCCTATCATAACACAAATATAGTAAATTTACATGACATTCGTTGCTACGCTGGGTTGCCTCGTGGGATTTGGTTGCCTCGTGGGTGTGGTTCATTGTGTATTGTTCGCTGTACTCTAATGCTAAATGTCTATTGCTCATATTGTTTTTGGTTTCCAAATTCCTACTAAACTATCTTCGTTCTTTTTTACTGGTATGCTAAATCTATAATGACCTATTTGGTTTAATCCGATGAAATTATAAACTTCAATAAACCAACCGTTTCCTACTGGTGAATTTACTTTATATCCTTCTTTCATTTGTTTAACCTTTCGTAAGCCTTAGACATTTGTTCGTTGTCAGTATAATAAATGGATTTTACTTTTGTTCGCATCCATTCGTCAAAACTTTTAATTACTTCCATTGTTCTAATATTAATTGTTTTCTTTTCTTTTCTTCTTTAGATAACTTACCAAAGATAATAAAATTTTCTTCAATAGATGCCAATTCTCTTAAATAAGTTGAATACAAATCTATTCTTCTTTGTTGGCTATTTAAAACCATTTCTAATGATTCTATCTGCTGTAAAATAACTTCTTCCATTATAATCTATTTATTTCTTTTGTTAATTTTTCTTTTAATTCAATTAAGTCGCTGGACAATGTTCCGCCAAATGTATTTTTTTCTATCTGATTGATTGTTTTATTTAGCTTATATATATTTAAAGCTCTAAAGTTTACTTCTTCAATAAGATCGTTTAATTCGTCATCACGAAATGTGTTGTCCACATAATCCAATAATTTTTCTAATGCTGTTTCCATATTTATTTTGTTTTAAAATTCTTTGACAAATCTATATAAGTTATTCAATTCCACAAAATAATTTAGAAAACTTTAACATAAAACTTCTACAATTTACTTCGTAAACGCTAATTTGTAGGAAAAAAGTATGAAAAACAGCGATTTTGCAAAAAACGTAAAAAAAAAGTGCGATTTTACACCCCCCCCCTAAACGAAATACAAAAATAGGGTGGGGGGTCTATTTTACGTATTTTTACACATAAATATTATTTTATAAATTAGTAGTAGTATATATAAATATAATTTATTACCTTTATAGCAATTAATATATATAAATATGAAAGATAGTATAGTAGAAAGTGTTATAAAACAATTTAAAGATCGTTCTACCGTTGGAATTGCTAAATATGGTGTTACACTCGATAGAAATGATTTGAGTTTAATAGAGTGGTTAGAACACACAAAACAAGAGCAAATGGATTCTGTCTTGTATCTTGAGAAAGCGATTAAAGAATTAAGAAAACAAAGTGTAATGAATTCTGATGAACAGATAGGATTATATTCAAAATGTACAGCTGGTATTTCTTACGATGAAAGTTTGGAAGATAGAATGAATATAATAGGTCAAAACGGAAATGATGGAACTCACTATGAAATACCTTTATTCGGTGGATTACCAAGTTCTTTTTAGTCGGTAGATTGCCTCGGTAGGGTTCATAAATAAATGTGAAGATAAATCTTCACAAATAAAAAGTGTCCACATCGTTTTGATGCAGACACCTTACAAACTGATCTTTCCCAGTAGTCAAGAAAATGTATATTTGTTAGTATTATGAAAATCTCGCCTTGATTAAACTAACTTTGACTCACGCATATACACAGCCGACAATACATCTTTGGTATGGATTTCTATTCTTAATCAAGGCTTATAAACTTTAATAATTTAACATCCACTTCGGATTTTAAATCGTATCTTAATTGAACCAATCCACGTTCTATTATTTGCATAATATGTTCACTTGATGCATTCTTCCAAGACAATCTCTTTATTAATACGGTTTTCTTTTTTAGCGTTAAATAAGCTAAAGCAGTATCGTACATATTTTTTCTAACTAAATTTACAAAGTCATAATCAATTACTTCCATATTTAAAATGGTTTGATTGTCTTTTACTATTTGTTCTAATTGTTCGCTTAATTCTTCCATTATTTTGTTGGGTTTATAATTTCTCCAATCTTCCATTCTTGCGAACAGTCTAAATGGTTTGTA